CGGTGGATCCCGGTCGGGCAAGGGTGCGGTCGCAGACCATTACGGTCTGTCAAAAAAGGCCATGCTGTTTCTGCTTCCAACCGGATTACTGGACAGGCGTTTACGATGAGCGGCATGAAATTGCCTTACTTCAAGGGTCTTTGGGATCGGGTCGATGTCACCATCACGCTTTACGGCGGTCTGGGTGAAGACGGCGGCCCGGTTGAGGTCGGGGCATGGTCGGGCAAGGCCAACTGGTCGGAGAAAGTCAAGCGAGTTCAGGACGGTCAGGGGCAATGGATTGCGCTGTCGGGTGTCTTACACATCGGCGGCGACATCCTGCCCGGCGTTCAGTTCGACAATGGCGAGGTTGAGGTTGATGGGGTTGTCCGGAATGTTGTGTCATATTCGAGACCAAGAAATCCGGACGGTTCTGTCAATCACACAAGGATTGAACTAGCATGATCTCCTTCAATGTGGAGTTTCGACCGAGTGCTGACTGGGAACAGAAGTTCTCCGGCATGAAAGTCACAGCCCTGGAACAGACGGCGGCGGCCTTGTACAGCGATCTGGTACTGTCACAGACCGTGCCGTTTGACACCGGAACCTTACAGAACGTGCTGACCTATCCGGATTATTCAGCGGCCAGAGACGGCCACATCCGGTTAATCAGCACAGGTCCATACGCAAGACGGCTTTATTATCACCCGGAATACAATTTCCGGACGGACAAGAATCCGTTTGCCGGGGGTCGCTGGTTTGATCCGTACATGGCCGGACACGCTAAGGCAGGTTTTATAACAAGCACATTTGCGGACAGGCTGAAAAGCCTGATGGGTGGTTGATGTGATTACGACAAGTGACGTTCTGACATGGTTAAAGGCCAAAATGCCGGACATTCCGGTCTGGGGCGTGGGTGCGATTGACAAGACCATCGACAAGGTGGTCGGGGTCTACACACGTCCGCATGGGCTTTTACAGCCTAAAACGGTGGGGTTGCCAGCGTCTTACGGCATTAAGTCCATTACGCTTCTGGTTCACTGGAGCAAGACCTTCACGCCGTGTGAAGAAAAGGCACTGGAAGTTTATGAAATGCTAAATGCGTGTCACACGCAAGAACAAATAGGGGGCAAGTCATGCTGGATTGAAGCGCGATTATTGCCCGTTGTCATCGGAAAAGACGCAAACGGCATCTTTGAGGCTGTCGTCGACTTCGATATTTACGTGAGAAAGGATTAAGAATATGGCAGTTTATCCTGTATTTGATCTAGAGTTCCTGATCGCAGACGCAAAGGTGTCGCCGCACAGTCAGTCGGTGGACGCCTTTATGCCTGTCAAGGAAATGGAAACATTCGAGGTGTCCATTGACGGCACGGTCGTTGACTGGTCGCCCATGGAACAAAAAGGCTGGGTCCGGCGGCTGATGACCGGGAAGAGTTTCAGCATCAGTCTGGCAGGGAAACGTCAGACGGGCGATCCCGGCAACGATTATGTGGCCGGATTGGCGCTCAAGACGGGCAACGATTGTTCGACCACAGCGGCGGTCAAGTTCCCTGACGGGGCGTTGCTCGTGTTTGATGCCGTTGTCGATGTGTCAAGGCATTTTGGCGGTGCTTCAACCGATGTATCCGGGCTGGACTTCGACCTGTTGTCAGACGGCAAGCCGACCTATTACGAAGCGTCCGGTGATGTGACGTACAGAACCTTCACCCTGACCCAAAAGAACGGAGCGGCGGGGTCTGCTGATACCGACGCCATCGAAATCAAGTTTGATGGTGCGGTGACGGGCTTGCTGGAAGAGAACATCTTCATCACGTCCGGTTCCGGTTCGGCGGCCAAAGATGGGCTGTCGGGCGCAACCGACACGTGGACGCTGGGGATTGCGGCGCCACAGCAGGGCGACATCTACATTGTCATTAAGGGCGTGGACGGTTACCGCTTTACCAGCGTACCAACCAAAGTCACGATCTTTGCGTCCTGACGGCCATGAACGGAAACAAGCGGCGGTATTGTCCATTGATACCGCCGCATAAACAAGGCCACGAAAGGAGATTAAAAGATGGCACACGTGATCGACATTACTTCCAAGCTGGAGGCGGCCAAACCGATCATCAAGATTGGTGACAAAGAATACGAAGTCAATGACGACAAAAACGTCGTCCTGAAAATGCAACAGGGGTTGTTGTCCGAGGACGAAGACAGCTTTAACCAGATGGTTGCGGCGTTGGAAGCCTTGTTCGGCAAGGACAAGCTGAAGGAGATTGAGCAGGACAATCCGGGCATCACGAAGCGGGTCAGCCTGATTCAGGTTTTGTTCAAGTCAATCCTTGCGGCGGTCGAGGGTGTATCGTATGAGGTCGTCGAGGCTCGGTTTCGGACAGAGGGCAGTTAAGCAATCGGCGGACGGTTACGACCTGTTCGAAGACTACGATTTGATCGAGGCGAGCTTTGCCCAACAATACGGCATCCGGCTCCGGCACGAGCGGAACATGCCCTATTCGGAGTTCACAACCCTGCTGGCCGGACTGGACCACGAAACACCATTAGGCCGGATTGTGGGCATCCGGACCGAGGATGACAAGGACCGGCTGAAGGCGTTCACTCCGGAAATGCGCAAAATGCGCCGTGACTGGCAAGCCAAGATTGCCAAGCGTCAGGCGGCGGAAAACCCGGACTGGGTGAAACAACAATTAGGCGGCTTACAGGCGGCCTTCAAGGCGGCGTACGGGTCGCAGGACTAGAAACAGGTCACACAGAAAAGGCGGTGGCAGACATGCCAGAAACACAAGCCGGCACTGTCTATCTAGGCGTCAAGCTGGACGACCAGCAGTTCAAGCGCCAGATGGCGGCACTCGCCAACGAAGCACAACGGATCATGCAAAAGGCCGTGTCGGGCGGCACGTTCCAGCTTGACACGTCGGCCATTGAGAAGTCGATCAACAACGTTGCCCGGTCGGTGGATACGCTGGGCGATAATCTCATGTCCACCTTTTCCAAGTCAATGGAAAAGGGCGCTGTAGAGGGCATGAAACAGACGGCACGTGTCGTCAATTCCGCAACCTTTCCCAAGATCAAGATCGAGTTTTCCGAGGCACGGTTGAAGGAGCAGATCGACCTGATGGGTCAACGCTGGCAAGCATTGGACGCACAACGTGTTGCACAGGCACAAAAAGTGGCGCGGTTACAGGAGATGGCGCGATACAGCACGGGGTCACCGGAAGCCGCCAAAGCCAACGAGGAGCTGGCACGTGCAAGGTTGAGGCTGACCGACATCAAGATGGCGGCGGCACAGGCGGATGCCCAAGTCTTTGCGTTGGAGCAACAGCTTGAAAGGATGGGGCAAAAAGGTCAGGAAGCGCCGCAGAAAACAAACGTCGCCCTCAACCAGATGCAGTTTAGCGCCCAGAAGACAGGATTCAGTGTGTCGTCGGCCATGTCGGGTATGGTTGCCAACGCCCGGTCGGCCTTCTCGCGGTTCGCCACAGGCGCAAAGGGCTTCATTAATAAATTAAAAGAGATGGTCAGCCAGCTCAATATCTTCAAACGGTCGTCAGGGTCCGCATTTGGGCGCATGAACCCATTGATGAAGTTTGGACTGATGGCGATGGGGATCAGGTCGATCTACATGTTAATCCGGCGCATGACCAACGTCACCCGTCAAGGCTTTGAGGAAATGGGGAAACAGTTTGACGGCTTTCAGGGCAAACTGACCCGACTAAAAGACAGTCTGGGCACACTGAAAGCGTCCTTTTCCGGCATGTTGGCACCAGCATTTGAGGCATTATTGCCGATGATTGAAACGGTCGTCAATCGGCTGGTGGCGGCCTTTAACACTATCGGCATTTTTATGGCTCGGATTTTTGGCCAGTCAACGTATAAGATGGTCACGGGCTATAATTCAGCCGTTTCCGCTGGTGCTGGTGCGGCAAGCGCAAGTGACGAGGCGCACAAGAAACTATACCGGACGCTTGCCAGTTTTGATGAACTTGAAATCTTAAAAGGCCGGGATGCCGTTACGCCGGTTGGCGGTGGCGGTGGTGGAGGCGCAACCGCAGGATCGCCCATCTACAAAGAAATCGCTATTGAACCGTTTGGAGGCACGTTTGATCTGGCTGAGGTTATCAACAAATGGATTGATGGACTTGATATTGCGGCGTTAGGCAAACAATTATCCGACAAGTTTATTGCGGCCACCGACTGGCTGATCAAAACCATTGGCAAAATCAAATGGTTCAAGCTGGGCGAGAAGGTCGGGCAAGGTTGGAACGCGATTGATTGGGAAAATGTTGTTAAAAACACTTTCCAGCTTATCGTTGACACAATGGAGGCCGCCTTGGATTTCCTTTATGGATTAATCACAACGATCGACTGGGCGGGCTTTGCCGATGCCATTTACGACGGGCTTAAAAAAGTTAACTGGGAGGGATTCTGGCAGAAGTTCTTCCGGCTGTTGGGCGCCGCTTTGGGTGGCGCTTTGAGGTTTCTTTGGCAAATTCTAAGCCGGCTGGTTGATGATTATCTCGCATGGTGGAAGGACAACGCATTTGAAGGTAAAAAGGCTGACCCGATGGGCATGATCA